AGAAAGCGTAAAAAATAGGGCAAATAAAATACAAAAATATTAGTATATTATTCGCCCTAACAATACACTAATATTTTCTCACTCATAATTTTTACACCCCTGTTCTTGATTATAAGGAATATATTTATTCTTCTCAGAACAGTATCTTTGGCAAATGCAAAGAGTTCCAATATCTGTTCTCCCTTGTTCTTTTAATAATTTGCATATAAGCATTTCACATTCCGTTCTTGGAATATATTCTTCACAACAATATTTACACATTATCAATCACCTATATTAAGAGAGAGCATAAAGCCCTCTCTATTTTTAATCTCCTGATACAGTTACTTTAACAATATCAGTTGCATCTCCATATTTAACAGTTACAATTGCAGTTCCAACTGCAACAGCCTTTACTGCACCTTTTGCGTCTACAGTAGCAGTACCTTTTGTATCAGAATCAAATGTACATTCTGATGAATCAAGCTCTACATTGCTATATAAACCGCCCTTAATACCAATAACCTTGATATTTGCAGTCTCGGTCTTTTTCAGTTCAATTACAGCAGGAGTAGCAGCAATGTCATTTACAGCAACAGTAGAAGCTTCGCTAGGAACTTCTGTGATATAAGCGTAAACTGCACCATCCTCACAAGATGCGCCATCTACTGCAAGAGCAGAACCATCCATCTTTGTAGTGGTATTTCCACTTGCCTCAAGAGAAATATCAAATGTACCTGATAACTGGAATGAAGGAACATCAATCTGAACCTCTCCAACTTTACCCTTAAGATTATTATGTTTGTCGGCTGTCAAAATTAATTCTCCAACAAGAGGAGTAGAATCAGCATCAATTGTGATTCTTTTAACATTTGTATTGTACTGATATGTGACTGTTACAGTATCATCGGAATTACCAACTGTAATGCTAGAACCAGATGGAGTTATTTTAGCAGTAGAACCATCTGTCTTTTGTACAAATACATCACCAACGGGTTTATGTTTCAGAGTACCAACACCCTTTGTAAGAGTTACGCACTCTGCAACTGCAAACACATCCTTAAGTCCTTCAAATACTGTAGAACCAACATTTGCAGCGATGTAGGCAAGATTCCACTCAGCCATCTCGATAGAAGGTTCAACCTTTCTACCATATTTATATTTGTACAGAGTCTTATTTCCTTTACCACCTGTGATTTCCTGATCTTCCATAGAAACAGAAATAGACGTATTTAAAGAAGTAGTACCTGTGAATGCCAACATTCCGTTATGCATAAACACAACGTCAGCGGTTGATACTAAAAAGTCTTTAGATTTCTTAACCATTATAAATTCCTCCTTAATAAAATCATTTTTTGTATAAAAAATAAGAGAGCAACCGTTATCCGATTTTCTCTCTTAATTCACCCTCATCAGTTTTAAGGTTTTCATATTTGTCTTTTACTTCAATACTTGTCATCCAATGTTCAATAGGTTCTTTGAATGTAGCCATTCCACTCATTTGTCCATTTAGACAAGCTTCATATTGCTCGTGTTTATTTACACGTTTTATATATCTCCAAAACTTCCTGACTGTTAAATTCATTACATACTCATTTGTAGTACGCAATTCGATAACTAAAGAATCTATATAATCTTCAATGTCAGAAGTTTCTTTATTTTTCTTTGCTTCAAAGTCTCTAGCCTTTTCCAGTGCCTTTACGGTGTCAATATTCATAAACTCATCAATGTCAAAATCAATATCATTTTGAATAATAATGATCCTACGAATATCATCAAATATTTCATTTGTGATAAGTTCCCCATTGATATACACATCTAAAGTAGATGTATTGTACTCAATATCTGCGTCTTTTCCACATACCTTTGGCAGCATTGTAAGAATAAAAGAGTAGTAAAGCGACACCAATGGTAAATCTTTGCTCTGAAAATTATCTGGATTGATTGCTGTTTCTTTGATGAAATCCCAATATCCCATTTTGATAACATCTTTTCTTTGGAATATAGAGTCTTTTCTTGCCGTGATCGCAAGCTGAAAAATCTGAAAATCCAAAGAATCTTTCATTCGCACAGGATAAAGAGTTATATGATCGTCATAGACTACTGGCAGATCGAAAATGAGATTCTTTCGCAAGACCTCCTTGTTAATCTCCACACTCATCACCACCTGGATTGTAATTTGTAATGTTGTATTTCAAACATTTTCCATAATAATTGCTATTTGGAAGATAAGTAGTCATATGATTTCTTGAAGCTGGTTTTACATCACCAATTCCATTTATTTTACTTGAACCATTAAGAATACGATCAACGCAATCACATAAGGCATCAATACGATTGCCACGAGATGATGTAGCGAAATAACCCATATTCTTAACTTCTTTTGCTGTTGGGGAAGATGATTTGTTTAGTCTTACTAAGTCTTTTGAAGTGAAGATACATACATATAAATTGAAGTCAGTAAAAATATTGTCACGAATTGTATCAATATCTGTCTCAACAAATACAAACGTTTTCTTTTCAGTCGTTGTTTCGTTTACAAAATTGTAATCAAAAACATGACCTTGTTCAGTCCACTCTTTCCCATTGATAATCCAAGTTCCACCATTGAGAACATCAATTATATCCAAGTCTGGACATTTACTTGGAGTCGGATTTATCAGTTTAATAAAATTATCGTTTCGGTATAGAAGATTGATAACATCGCTTTTATACTTACTTGAAACATATAAATTTGACACGCTATCACCTCCTAAAATCCTTCGATGATATCAATTTGTTTTTCTGCCAAAATAGTTCCATCACCACTCAAAATTTGCAATAAAAAAGACTCATCTACTAATGAGTCATCGTCTTGAGCAGTTATTTTGATTTCCAAATCTGATTCTTGTCTGGCAAGTTTAGATGTGTCAAAATCTGCTTTAATATTCCATTTCCAATCATCAACCTCTACATTATTTCCGTTTTTGTCTTTAAATTCAACACTCCAAGATTTTGTTTTACCAACTCTAATGGTGTCAAAACCAACAATTGAAACGACAATTTCTTCGGTTGGAGTTGTTGGTGCATCGGGAGTGGACGGGATAGAGTTGTAGTCGCAGATCCTAAGTTCTTGGTTATCAGAAGTCGGATTAAATTCATCCTTATCTGCAATAAGGTTTAATATACTTCCGTGGTATTCATCACCATAGTCGTACAAAACATCATCGTCTCTAGTAAGCTTAAAAACCTTTGTTGGGTTGGTTTTTCGCTTATCAATAAATACTCGTTTGCCTTCTAATTCGATTACCTCATCATCATACGGAATTTTGATCGAGTAGTTATTTGACGTGAGTAAAATAGTGTTGTTGCCATTTTCACCAACATCATATTTTGATGCACTTGTTAGACTACACCAACGTTCAAGAATTTCTCCTTTGGTATTTTGCCATCTAAGATTATATTGGCATAGAACAGAAATGGCTTTTTCATAAGATCCATTATTACCAGGATAACCGTCAATTAACCAATATCTGTTTTCAAAGAATATATACATTCCTGCTTTGACAGTTCCTATTTCAAATAGAAAAATTCTTTCCATTGATTTTAACTGCGTATCGGCAGTATTTCCTTGAACTATGCACCTTACTTCTTTTGATTCTGATAAATCATGGTTGTATAATGTAACAGTTTTTGCAAAATCAGTAAACAAAATATCTGTGAAATCTGATTCACCATATTCTGAAATCGCATCACTTTCGTATCCAGAAGTGCTTTCTGGTGGAGTATGCTCTAAATACCATTCTTTCATTAAAACACCTCCTATGACATTGCAACTGGTTTCTGATTCTCAATCATCTCATTTAATTTGTCGGAATGATAATCAAGTTCATTTTTTGCATATTTCTGTAAACCATTAGTTCCATTTACAGAAACATCTTCTCCAACAATGGAAGCAATCTTATTTACTTTTGAAGCATATCTTTCTGAGTAGAAGGTACGCATCATCTGTCCAAGTGTATCAATAATATATTGGTCTAATTCCGTATCAAATGTCTCCATCTCTGAATCATATTTCAATAGTTCATCTATGGCAATTTCATTATTGTATTTACCAACAGCCATCTTAATCCATTGTTTCTCAAGTGATTCAGGAATTTCTTTTTTATCAGAAAACGTAGCCTCAAAAGAATTGTATACGTCTTGTGCTATTGTGTTTGCCATAGTTCACCACCTTTAAATTCCTTTAAGTGAAAACTTACAGTATTCCTTGCAAAACTCAATCTTTTCATAACTATCAAGTTTTAAGTCCTTGATTGCCTTTAATAAAAACTGTTTCTCGGCTCTTGTGATAACATTTTCACGAATGTTCTTCTCGAAAGCAGACTGTGTTTTTAATTCAAACCACTTCTGAACTTTCTCTTTGCTGATTACATTCTGAGTACGTTTGCCATCCTCTGAATCAAATTCAAGATATTTTCTTGTGTCAGTATCATCAATGTAAAGTGTGGCGTGAGAACCATATGAGTCTAAGCCAAACAACTTGTTTCCTGCACTTACCTGATCTGAAATCTCATCACGTTTAACACGTACTTTTGCTGAAGGTGCAAAACATGTATCTCCACGACCAACGTTGTTAGGGAAACTTACATTCCAAGGTGCAAGATTTATAACTGTAACTTTTTCATCCATGTTAATTTCTGCCATTTTTTTATATTCCTTTCAACTATGTAAAAATTTTTCAATTATATTTGTGTTTTACTGAATTGTACAATTCGATAGCCAAATCTAAATCGGCTGATTTTTCATATACCCAATATTTCTTATTCGTGTTTTTATTTATACTTGTAGAAATATATTGGAATTTTAATGCCATTAAAAAGAAATTCATTCTCTTTGAATAACAGTAAAAATTATTGTTCATTTGCATTTTCTCCATATAACTAATAGGAGAGTAGAAATAAATCTACTCTCCAAAATTTAAAAACTAATTACACTAATGTATCCAACTGTGTATCATGAATAACCCCGATAGCATCAGTCTGTGATACGCCGGCACAAAATTTTAAGTCATATCTGGTGTATACTTCGCCTGTGCTTACTGAATTTCCTGAAAAGCTAGTCAAGCCGCCAATGGAGAATGTCTGAATTGGAGCAACGCCACCAACAGGAGCAGTAGGAGTTACAAATGCAAGACCAGCAGGAAGCAATGTATCGTAATTATCTCCAGCTTTGTTTAACTTATTAAAGTTATATCCATTTGGAATTTCAGAAAGAATTGCACCATTGTAAGAACCAACAATTCCATTATCTGCAATTTCATCAAGAATTTTCTGTGAAACACCAACAATATTTTGAGTATTAACTGTTCCAGCATATCCAATCCAAGGTAAGAACTGTGCAAGAACAGCATAATCACCGTTTACGTTTGGTTTTCCGTAACGTCTAATCTTTGTAAGCAAAGCGTCAACATCTGTCTTTGTAAGACCAGCAGCTTCATAGAAATACTTAACACCTGTAGCCTGCTCGATAGCCTTATAAACTGTCTCGATAACATACAGAGTAGCCTTATTTCTAATCTCTTTCTGTACTTCACCCATTAACTCATTCTCAGTTCTCATATCACCAAGGGCTAATTCACGATAATCAGCCTTGTGACCACCAGAAATAGTGATAGGAGCGAGAGGAGTCTTGCTCTTACGAGCGAATGCAGTAGAAACATCCTGACCTTCTGCCTGGATATCAGCTTTTACATTCTCGTATGTAATCTTCTCAAGGTATGCAGTATCATTCCATCCAAGAGGCTTGTAAGAACCAAAAAGTCCTAACAGTTTAATCTCCTGTAACAGTCTTGGCTGAATTACGAACTTTCTAATCTCGTTTAACTCAGAAACAGCAGACTGATCACCAGTAGAAGCCTTTGCTCCAAGATCCTTAATATACTTAGCCGCAACATCAGCTTTCTTTCCGAACTTTCCAATTTCTCTACCGTCAACCATTGCAGAGAATACCTCTACAACCGGAGACTGTGCTGTAACTTTGCCAGAAGCAAGGTCTGCATCTTTATGTGCATTATTTAATTCAAAAGAATAATCCATTATTAAAATCCTCCTTTAATATTTAATTAGGCAGTTTTGACAATTTTGCCAACTACACCAAAACGTGTTACCTCTACGACTTCGATATATAACCCAGTAGCACTTGCATTTACTTTAAGAGTTCCATCAGCCTGAGACTGAAGTTTATTTCCTTTTACTACGGAAGCCGGTAACTGTGCAGATGTAATATCAACAATAGCACCAATTACTGTCTCTAAATCTGCGATTCTCGCATGAGCACCTTTCTTAATGACATAATCATCAGATTTAGCATCGTCACCATCTTCAATATTCATAATTACATAATTTCCAGTTGCGCCCGCTGTGAATGTACCAGTTGCAACTGTTCCAAAAGTACCATTCTTATAATCAGCAGCAACGACTGCATCTACATAAGGATAATTTTTCTCTGTAGTAGAGATATTTTCAAATCTAACCATTATTACATTTCCTCCTTAAATTAAAAAATGTTTGTATCTGAATCATCATCAGTGTTATCACTGTTCATTTCAGAAAAAATATCAATTGTTTCGTTTTTATTTGCTGAATTCTGTTCTGCAACCTTTGCATCAGCTTCAGCTTTCTTCTGTACTTCAACAATATTCATGCAAATCTTTGACTTGATAGAATTGATTTCAGAAGTAACCTTCTCTAAATCCTCTTTCTTTTCAGCAGAATTGATTTCAGAAGTAAGTTTTTCAATATCGTCTTTTGCAATTTCCTTCTCAGTATCGCTAAACTCATCTAATGCAGAATTTAACTCTCCAAGCTTCTCAGAGATTTTTGCCTTTGCTAAATCAGCTTCTAATTCAGAAACTTTCTGCGTTAATTCGTTGATCTCTGATTCCTTATCTTCAACAGTCTTTGTGTTATTGGCTTTCTCGGCATCCAATTTTTCATTTAATTCTTTAATTTCAGCGTCCTTTGCTTCAATAGAAGAATTAAGCTCTGTAATTTTTGCGTTCAGATCATCTTTGACACTATTAGTTTCAACGATTGCCTTCTGAACAGCATCCACGATTTCTTTTTCTGTCATGTTTAATTTTTCCTCCTTGTCTTGGTTTTTAGCTTGCGCACACTCTAAAACAATGGCATCTGAATCGGCTGGTTTTATTGATAAAATCGCAACTCCTGAATAGTCATAATCTTTCGGAGTGCGGTAATTCTCTGTTGGTTCTTCTTCGACATATGTAATCTTATTTTGGTTTTCATCAAGTCCCATAATTTCAATAGAAGTGTCAACTTTGGATAATGCCAAATTTTCCTTTATCCATGAAACGAATTTTGGGTAACGTTGGTCATAGACATATCCAACTCCAACTAACGCTTTAATTGTTTCACCATTCACTTCAAGAATTTTTATTTCTCCGTGATCAATAGTTCCAACAACTTCCGAATTTTCAAAGAGAGGTGTATCCTTTCCATCAATTCGTTCCGTAGAAGTATAACCATGTCCTAACGGAACTTCTTTTGTATCATCTGTAAACTCAGCACAAATAGGAATTCCAGAAACACTTTCAATATTTCTTCTAGTGTTTTCCTCTGACCAATGAATTCCGTTTATATTTGTTTCTGATTGTTCCTCATGAATTTTGTGTAAAACAATCTCAATTTTTCGTCTGCCACCTTTTGATTTGCGTGAACTAATTTCGAGGACTTTATTCATAGATTCATCCTCCTTATTTTTGTGATATATAAAAAGAGAGCAGTACGAAGCTACTCTCTAATTACTAAAGTTGTTTATTTGTCTGACGGAGATGGAATATCATTTCCGTTATTTGACTGAGATTTCACAGTATTCTCAGTTGGGTTATCTGTTTCTGGACGACCACCCTTGTCATCACCTTTACCGCCTGCATATGTAAATGAAGTTTGATGAGGCAAATATTTTTTATCAAATCCTTCTTTGAGTTCTTCATCCATAACAGACAAATATATATCAGGATCAACACCTGTACTTGCAATCAAGAATTTTAATGAACCAGAAGCATTAGTATATAAGGTCTTCATCATTTCAAAAAATTCTTTTCTATTTACAAATGAAGTAGGGAAGTAGTAGATATCAACATAATTTTTAGAATCTTTGATTATGTTTTTATTTATTACATAAGCAAGTTCTTTTGACCATTCGCAAACCCATGTGTAAATTTGAGATGTTATCATTTCGAGGTTTTGCTGTCCCCCAGCAAAAGTACCTGTACTCATAGCACCGATAAGCGAAGCACAAATACCTAAATCTTGAGCAATCTGATCGTTCAATGATGATTCATTTTTTGAATCAAAAATGTCAACATTAACATCTATCTTATCAAGTTTTGTACCTGCTGCAACAGAGAAGAAACTTGTTCCACTACGATTATTTTTGTTCATAATCGCACCCTTGACAGTATCATGCTGTGATTGCTGTTGCTTTCCTGTTAAAGCACAAGATCCCTTATCTTTTCCTTCAGGAAATGTTTCGTAGATAATCTTGTTATTGACTTCATCCAAGACATTTCTCTTTGTATCAATAAAATAATCTTTATATAATACATCTGATAATGCAGCAATAATCAAACTACGTCCCCAAGGTTCTGAGTTTTTACATTTAATTTTGCAACACATTGTTCTGTCTGAATTAAGAACGAGCCAATCACCAGTACGAGATGGATTATTATAACCATCAACAATTTCCTTTGGATATTTCTTTAGTTTTCGATCAAGTTCTTCGCCCGTATAATCGCTAAAATATCTCAAATCAAAAGCAATAACATAACGTCCATTTTTCTTCCCAACGATTTTACAATATTGCCAAGGAAGGCTTAAAATAGAAGCATTAATACCTAACTCGTTGATTTCCATAATATTTTCAACTTGATAATCATGTAAATACTTTGTTTTATCTGAATTCTTCTGTGTTGTTTCAAAATAGTAAAAGGCAATTCCATCAAGCATATCAGTAAATAATGCATCACGAATAAATTGTTTATCATTGATTTTCTCCAATGTAGATGACATCAATTCTCTCATTTTTTTAGCTTTTGCCGTTGATGCTTTTGTTGTAACAATTCTGTCTAAAGTCATTAAGGCAGTCATGTAGTCAATGGAATTACTTACAATACCATTTTTACCGTATACAAACTCCGATAATCTTATAGCAGTTTCATGGTTTGCAATAGGATTTCTCAATACAGAATCTATTTCGTCTTTTGTGAAATAGTCATACAGTCCACATCTAAAAATGGATTCAAATAACATCTTATCTGAGTAACTGTTAAACTCATTTGTTTTTTCAGAAGTAGGAGAGGACTGCGAATTAGTCTCTACTACTGGATTCTTACGTGGTCTACCACGTTTCTTTTTAACTTCTTCTGGCATGTCCAGCTCCTTTCTTTAATTTACGAGGGTACAAAAATCATAGTCGCTTGAATTACCAATCATATCTAATTCAAGTTGGTCAATAAAATAAGAACCATAAGAACAAGCAGTATACCTATCCTTGCGATTCTTTCCCTGTTCATGTATTTTAATAATTCCTGTTTGTGGCATTTTTTCGTACTGCAATTCAGCACATTCACTTATCAACGCCTGAGTTTCTAAGAATGGACGTTCATAATCCATCTGTCTATCCAAATCAATTTCATTAGTATAGTCTTTATTTTCGGCAAGAATTTCCTCTTTTGCAGTATTACAATTAACCAAAAAGTCAATCTTGTTTTCCATAAGATTTTTACGAAAAGCAATAGCAATATCACTGTTCAAAGTTTGAGTAGCATTGATTGCATAAATACAAGCTTTCGCACTTGGATCAGGACAAACTTTTGCATAGTCATCATTATTCATACACTTAATAGGAGCGTACTCTATACCTCTTTCTTCATCATAAAGAACCTTTTGTAATGAATAAAGAATCTGTAAGCCACCATTACGACAGTCAAGAACTATATAGTCTGCGTTAAAATCTTCAAATAATTGACGAATTCTAACTGCTTGAAGAGTGGTATCACCAATTTGATTCGATTCAATATATGGGTATTGTCTTCTATAACCCTGTTTAACTTCGACTGTGTTGTTCTCTGATTCATAAGTCATTGATTCTGGAATTCCACGAATACAGCTATAAACAGAATTATCATTTTGATCACCTGCAACAAATGCAATATCACAAGAAACTACTCTGATTTCATTATCTTGTTTTGGAATTGTATACTTGTTTTTTCTGCCTGATTTAATATCAATGATATTTCGTGGATAAAATACATGTTTTAAGATTTGCCTATTCATGAGCATTGTGTATGTGAAATAAGACGAAAGAGAATCTTTAACTCTCAAATTTAAAAACTCAATTTTCCATGTAATAGGATCTTGTTTCTGTTTTTCCTTTAGCATCTGTTTCATGGTTTTTAAATGATGCTTAAGAGTGATACTTTCATCAAATGTAAGTAATACAGAGCCATTATGTTTTTGCATACCATTATATGCCTGATCCACAATATCCCACATCCAATGTCCGTCATCTACCCATGACGAGCTGATATATATATCAACAGGATCTTCTTGTAATACTTTGTTTTCACCATAATAAGGATTAAGCATATATGGCTGATTTCTTACCGTCTGGAATGGGGAGATAACTGAATCTTCAATCTTTTTATCAATCTGCCGGAATTCTTCTCTACAAATTCCCGTACTCCGAAGTCCTCTTGCATTTTCATTTGCAACGAATACAGTGATTTTTGATCCATTTTTAAACTTTACAAAAATATTGTTGTCACTTGTACTCCAATCGGCAATTTCGGCTTTTAGTGGTTTACTCCATTCACATAACTCATCTATAATTTTATCCGAAACAATAAGTTTTGCTTGCTTCTTCGTGGCTGATCCTATACGGAACTTTGTACCAGGATAAAGGATGCACCTACAACAAGCGTATAAAGCTATAATGAAAGATTTTGCATCATTTCGACTTGCTATAATACAAATAAAGTTTGATATACCCATAAGATATATTGCTAATTGCTGATATAAATAAAGAGATAGTTTGAGATAATCTTGAACAAATCTGTGCATGTTTCTACGCCAGAACGTACACCATGCGATCATATGTAATACATTATTTGGATTGCTAAGATAATGAGTAGATGGGAATTTTTTATATAGTTCCATTTGGTTTTTATCAGCAGGATATTGATTACTCATCATCATCACCACCATTTTCAGGAACAAAGAATTCCTTGTCTCTTGTATCGCTTCCAGTCATTATATTCTCCATAGGTCTGCATACATGGCGTTCAAAATAATCACCTATTTCATCCCAATCTTCATACAATGCTTTATCTTTATAAAATTCTTCTGGTATGAACTGAGAAATAGTAGCAAGTGTAACTCCAACAGTTTCATTATTAGAATTGTCTTTTTCTTCGATAGTTTTCAATCCAGCTTGCTTAAATGTTTTACTGTACTGTTCAA